CTTCAGGGTGCACGTCATGCCCGTGGCGTTGCCGCGGGCGGTGAGATCGTCGAGGTTGGCATCGTAGGTGGTGGCGACGTAGGCGTCGTCCCCCTCGAAGCAAAACCAGAAGAGCTCCTCGATCATGTTGCCCTCAGCGTCGCGGCGGACAACCAAGGGAACCGCATAGCCCAGCCCAATCAGGCTCCAGTGCGTCGCACACGAGGAGATCTGGTTGGCCAGCGCCGGCGCGCTCTCGCCCACGGGGTGGCGCGTGGTGTACGCGTCAAGGGTGCGCAGATTGGTGATCAGCGCGTCCTTGTCCCCCGTGGGCGTCAGCATGATGAGGTGCAGCTTCAGATTTGCCAACCAGTTCCCAGACGACGTAAAACGGTCGCCGGAGTTCCGGAAGAGCCAGGGCATCGTGATGCGCGCGAAAGTCTCGCCGCCCTCAGAGTCCTTCGCAGAAAAGGAGAAACTCGTGGAGGGCGTCGTCAACTCGCGAATCAAGCACCTGACCGCCCCGACGTGGTCGTCGGCGCGCATGATCTCAGTGCGGGCCTCGAGCTCGGCGCGCATCAAAGCGCCGGCGCGAAAGTCCCAGGAAGAACCGTCGTTCTCGATGATCTTCTTCGTTGGTTTGAACCGCGGCTTGGCGAGGGAGTCCTGGCACTTGGAGCACTTCATGCACGGACTGCGCGCGGGGTACTCCTTCTTGCCGATGATGGACTGCTTGCACACAATGTACGGGAGCTCGTTCGTGCGTGCGGACAGCTTGTCCGCCCACACCGGGCGCGTCTGGCCCTTGATGCTCCAGTACTTGAACTCCTGCGCGTCGAACATGCCCCGCTCCAGGGTGATGCTCGAGCGCAGGGTCAGCACAAGCCGGTGGTTTCCCAGGCTGATGACCAGCCGCGGTTTCCACTTCCCGTTCGGGGCGTCCTCGGTGACGCCCTGGATCTCCTGGCGCTTCACCATCCCCGTCTTGGCCGGCAGGACGTCGAGGGTGAAAGCCTCGTCGACCATGGCGCGGCGGCGCTCGAGGTTCCCGTACTTCGCGGGAAGCAGGGAGGCGAGCTCGTCGTAGCCGGGCAAGTGGTGACGGTAGCCGCGCGCGCGGCGGACAAACCAATTGTCAAAGATCTTCATCATCGCGAGGGCCTCCTCCGCCGGAGTGACACCCGTGTCGGCAATGGGGCGGATGCGCGTTTCGAACACAGAGATGAGGTTGCCGAGGCTCTGTTCCGGCGTAGCGCCTGGAATAGAGCGGTCGTAGTCCTCCGCGTACGAAAACACCTGCTCGCGGTTGGAGTAGGTGCGCAGCTGGCCGTCCACCATGGTGCAGCCTTCGCCGCTGGTGGGGTCCCAAACTTGTGCATAAAACGGGTCGGAGCGCTTCACGCGCACCTTGATGGTCCCGAGCACGCCCATGTCGATGTCGCGAACCGGCTCGTCGTCCTGGCGAACCTCTTTTGAGAGGAGGCGCCAGTTGGCTGGGTCCGTTACGGCATAGGCGATCTCGCGCGCGATCAAGCGTTGACTTCCCACGAGGTGGGGCATCACTGCGTTGACCAGCGAGTAGGGTGTGCACTTTGTTTGGGTGCCGGCGCGAGTGCCCTCCGTAATCACGGCGGCCTTCACGTAGATGATGTTTGTGGTCCACCCGACATCACAGCCGCCGCCGATGCGGTGTGATGGCAAGGTGAGGCGAACCATGCAGTCGTCGCGGTTGCGCTCCTCGAGCGTGCGATCGTCCCCACACCCTCTGCAAGAAATGCAGGTGCAGGCCAAGCACGGAAGACACGACAGGATGATATCCGGAAGTCGAGGCATCGTGGTGCTGGATGTGACTGATGGTAGAGAGATTGCGCTCTCGACGGGTTTGGGTACCCG